GGTGGACAGCCTGAGTCAGCAGCAGGAAACACTGAAGGCGACAGACGAGAAGCTGGCGCAACTGATTCAGATAATGTTACAGAAGCAGTAAGACTAGATTACGATCCCGAAGATCCAAATTTGTTTTGTGATCTGAGAGAGTGGAATAACTTACAGCTAGTTCAACCTCCAGCAAAACGCCATAAAGTTGCAATGAATTGGTTGAAGTTTAATCATCAACAATGTGGTTATGGCGCGATGATTTACGTCAGAAATACTATGCCAAGGGTTTTGGGAACAGCACATCAAGTTGATATTGAAATGTTAACTTGGGAGCTTGTTGCCCCACAAGCAGAGCGTGTGCAAGCATTGAAACAAAAGAGAAGATTATGACGCTAATGATCTTTGTTTTGGTGCTTTTAAATCCCGGCGGTAGACCAACTGGGCTTGAATTATACTTTCAAGAATTAACTTCATGTCTTGAATATCGTGATGCGTTAGTTCATCAGTCTGTTCACCAACACAATTGGATGCGTAGTAAAACAAGTAAGTTTGATGGATACTGCGAGGTAAGGGTTATTCCAGCTAGTGAGGCTGGAACTAAATATGTTTTTAGAGATCCTGCCAGAAAAAAGAAAGACGATGACTGACATACCTCCTTTTCCAAACAGTGTGCAAGCCCAACCGCCGAATGCTAAACATCAAATACAAAAGATAGAAGTAGAAAGGTTGCAGGTTAGAGAAACTAATAGAAAGAGTGAAGTTATAACAACTTATTATGATTCTAAAATTTACACCTATAAAAACGGTTCTTTTACTTACACTACCCCAAAAGCTACTGGGCAAAACATATTGGTTACCGTATAGATGGCAACAAAAAATAACTCATTAGATCTTAATGAAGGAACAGCTATACGAATACCATTAGCTAATTTGATATCATTGTTGGCAGCTACTGCTGTTGCATCGTTTGCATATTTTGGATTAACAGAACGAGTTACGTTTCTTGAGCACGATATGGACTTACAACAGGTAGACGTAGAAGCTAATAGTGAGTTCCGAATAAAATGGCCCCGAGGTGAGTTGGGTTCTTTACCTGCTGACAGTAGGCAGGATCTCAAGATAGAATTGCTAGAGGAAACCGTTTCTAAACTGCAACAACAAGTCGAAGAACTCAAAGAAGATCAGTATGAACGCAAAAAAACTTGAGCCAAAATCAAGGTACGCTGAATATGATACTGATGGTGATGGCACTGTCACCGACGAAGAATTAACTAAGCATCAAGAAATGTTGCAGTTAGAGCTGCAAGAAGAAAAAGCAGACTCACAAAAAAAAATGGCTTGGGTTGCAATGATATCTATGTGTGTTTTTGCACTATTGCCGTTATTACCTTTTATACCAGAAGAGCGTTTAAACACTCTTGCATCATTAAGTGATATGTTATTCTTGAGTCAAGCGTCAGTGGTAGGGCTTTATTTTGGTGCTACTGCATACATGAGCAAAAAGTAAATGTTAAAGCGATTTAATTTTAAGCCGGGGATTTACAAAGAAGGCACTGCTTATAGTAATGAAGGAAGGTTTTATGATGGATCGTTTGTAAGATTTAGATCAGGCAAACCAGAAAAAATGGGAGGGTGGCAAAAAAAGTTTACCTCTAGTTTTGTTGGTGTATGTAGAAAAATAAAACAATGGGTGTCTTTGGCGGGTATTAGATATATAGGATTAGGCACAACTAAAAAAACATATATTGTTTCTGGTAACGTATTTATAGATGTAACCCCAATACGTTTAACAACTAGCGCAGGAGATCCAACGTTTTCGGCTACTAATGGATCATCAACTATTACTTGTAATGAAACAGGGCATGGAGCAGTGCTTGGTGATTTTGTTACTTTTAGTAGCGCAGCTAGTTTAGGTGGCAATATAACAGCAGCTGTATTAAATCAAGAGTATGAGATTACAGAAATTAGCTCTGCTAATGCTTTTACATTTACAGCTAAAGACACATCAGGTTCTACAGTAACAGCTAATAGTAGCGATACAGGTAATGGTGGTAGCAGCACTGTAGCTGCATATCAAATAAATATTGGCTTGGATGTAGCCGTTCCCGGTGGTGGTTGGGGTGCTGGCCCTTGGGGATCTGGTACTTGGGGCACATCATCAGGAGATACACTTACTAATACACTTCGATTATGGAGCCTAGATAATTTTGGAGAAGATTTAGTATTAAACCCAAGACTTGGATCTATTTATTTGTGGGATGCAACTAATCCCGAAAATAGAGCGTTAGAGCTTACAGCTATATCTGGCAATGATAATCCACCAACTGAGTGTTTACAGATAGTTGTATCTACACAAGACCGTCATGTATTGGCTATTGGGTGTAATCCGTTTGGTGAAAGCAATATAGATTTAATGCAAATACGATGGTGCACACAGGAAAACGTATTAGATTGGACTCCTAAAACTACCAATACAGCTGGAGATTTAAGACTTTCTGTGGGATCGGAAATTATTGGTGCGTTAAGAGGAAGACAAGAAGTAGCTATATGGACGGATGCAGCACTGTATAGCGTTCAGTTTGTAGGCGCACCTTTTATCTTTAAGGCTAACTTAATAACAGATGGCGTTAGTCTGATATCACAGAATGCTGCTATTACAGCAAACAATGTTATATTTTTTATGGATCGCAGAAACTTTTATGTTTATTCGGGATCAGCAAAAGTATTGCCATGTACTGTTCGTGCTTATGTGTTTGACAACTTAAATCAAATACAAGCAGATCAAATAGTTGCATTTGCTAACACAGGATTTAACGAAGTAGGTTGGTTTTATCCTACAGGTGACTCAACAACATTAAATGCAATGGTTGTATACAACTATGTTGAAAATCATTGGACTATAGCAACATTGGAAAGAGATTTTTGGGATGATGCAGGTGCATCAACTGATAATCCAATAGCTGTAAAAACTACTAATGATGTTGGATATTTATTTGAGCATGAAGTTGGGTTTGATGATGATGGCTCTGCATTAACAGCTTTTATAGAAACTGCGGATTTTGATATTGATGATGGAGATCATTTTGCATTTGTAAGAAGGCTGTTGCCTGATTGTGATTTTGTTGGATCTGCAGATAGTCCAACCTTAAATTATACGATTAAAACTAGAGATAATGCTGGTGGTACACTAACATCAGAGTCCACAACATCAGTTACTACTACTAGCGAGTTTGCTTTATCTAACGTTAGAGCTAGGGCAAGACAGGTTAGGGTCAGAGTAGAAAGCACCGATGTGGAGAACGGCTGGCGGTTGGGAGATGTTCGTCTGGATGTCAGACAGGATGGAAGGCGATGACAACTAAAACTGCAAGTGGCGCAGAGCATAGGTTGCCTTTAGAGCTACCTACCGTGGAATATCAAGAAGACTATATGCTCCGATTGATAAATCAGCTTCGTATTGTTTTTGAGTTGATACCATCAAAACAAGATGTTGAAGATGAATCATCTGCAATGTCGTGGTTTATGTCGTAATGCCTACCACTTATCAAAACGCTATTAAGACATTAGATTCAACATCTATTACAGATGTATATGAATGCCCACAAGGGGCAACTGCTATACTCAAGACAGTTAGTGCTTATAATACTAATGCGTCTAATGCAGCTTCATTGATTCTGCATATATTTGATAACAGCGCATCAGGAACTACGGAGTTTGAAAAGACCGCTGCAATAGCAGCAGAGACTAGGAAAGGGTATCTTACAGGGGGTGAAGTAATCGTTTTGGAGTCAAAAGATAAATTGAGAATGACTGCTGGAACAGCTGATTACTTTGATATATTTGTTTCATTACTTGAGATAACATAGCGTTTAAACGCTTATAGAGTGTGCCATGAATAGAGCATTTCAGAAAGATCAGCCGTTTAAACAACAAGCTGATATGTTGGCTTCTAAGGGTAGATATGGAGACTCCATGCTGGTTCATATGAACCCGCGAGAAGTGGATGTTCTGCGATCTATGACACCAAACAACGCACTGACTATCAATCCTGACACTGGTCAACCAGAAGCATTCCTACCTTTACTATTGGCATTAGGTGGTGGGCTGCTTGGGGCAACTGCTCCAATAGGTGCGTTAGGAGTTCTGGGAGGAACTACTGGACTAGCTGCTCTAGGCTCTGGTGTAGGCACAGCAATCGAAACAGGGAGTTTAGAAGAAGGTTTAAAGGCTGGTCTTTTGAGTGGGGTTTTAGGCGGTATTGGTGGGAAGTTTTTAGGTGGTACTTTAGGTGGTGCTGGAGGAGCTACGGCTGCTGAAGGCACTACACAAGCTGCTACACAGGCACTAACAGATGCCAGCACACAGGCTGTAACAGATGCTGGTACACAGAATTTATTGCAAAGAATAGGAGGGGGGTTAGCTGATATCACCCCAACTCAGCTAGGATCTATTGGAACAGCTGCACTAACGGGTCAGGGGCTGACTGATCAGTATAACTTGATGAATATGCCTTTGGGCATGGCAGATGATGATGAAGACTTTTATGTTCCTGTAACACCAGATGATAGAGGGGTTCAGTTTCCAGTATCTGGTAGAGGCGGTAGATCATCAGAGTTTGATTATTTTGCTAATCCTTTTTCTTTCACACAACAGTTTCAAGAAGGTGGCCCCGTAGATTTCAGAGGCTTTGATCCAAATGCACCGCTTGTTGGTGTATCTGGCCCACAGTTTTTTACAAATGCGCCAGAGATCATTGGCACAGAAACTGTTCAGCAGTTTATTCCTAGAGCGGAAGATACACAATTCAACTTAGGCACTAGAGGATTTGCAGATGCTCCTGTAATTGATTACAGCGCAAGATTGCTAGGTGATCCTACACTGACTAGAAATATTTATGGAACTACTAGCATAGCTGATACTGGAACTACTACAGGAACTACTACAGGAACCACTACAGGAACTACTACAGGATCAACAACGGATACATCTGATCCTACAGATGCTATTACTGATCCTAATCAAGATCCGGGCGGTGCTCCCGGCTCTGATTATGAGGGAGGTAACGTTACTGGAGATCCTACTGCACCGGGACAAACACCGGGTGAACCCGGCATGATAATACCGGGCTATCAAGACCCGACAGGAATGGGGTTTAATCCCGATGACTTCATAGCTGCGAGTGATATCGATACCTATATAGCAGATTATTTAGCCAACAATCCTATTGATACATCAAGTTTTGTAACACAAGACGATATAGACACAACACTGCAAGGTTTTGATCCTTTGTCTGGCTTTGATCCAACCGGGTTCGTTACACAAGATGATTTATCTACAACGCTACAAGGCTTTGATCCTATGGCTGGTTTAAACACTTCTGACTTTTTAACAACATCAGATTTAAATACAGCGTTGGCAGACTTCAACCCACAGATAGATACTAGCCAGTTTGTTACAGCAACAGATCTTAATACTGCGTTAACAGGTTTTAATCCGGGTATAGACACATCTAGCTTTGTAACTCAAGCAGATTTGGCTGCAACAGCTTTTGATCCTACAGGATTGCAATCACAGATAGATGCGCTATCAGCTGCTCCAGCAGCAACTACATTTGACCCGACAAGTCTACAAACACAGATAGATGCTTTAACTACGCAATTAGGTAATGTTTCCAGACCATCAGCGGGATTAGCACAAGCAGCTGGTACAGCCTTAACAAGACCTACTAACGTGGCAATGATGCCTATGGGACGTTTTTCATAGATGGATAGACCAATAACATCAATATCTCAGCTGCGAGGTATGCAAGAGCAAAGTTTACGTCAAGCTAAAAAAATGGCTGACCAAACTGAGAATCAATTAAAGAGTATGACGAAGGCTTTTGATTTAGAAAATCTTACGATGGATCAGATTAGGGAGCTTTATAAAGAACGCTTTACGAAAGAACCAAAAAATCCATTCGGCGGTTTGTTGCCAAAGTATGCACATGGCGGTCAACTAGAAATAGAAACATCGTTTTTTGAGGGCTTGGTTCCCGGTGCTGGTGGAGGAATGGATGATGTCGTTCCAGCTAATATAGAAGGCATGGAGCCTGTTTTGCTCTCAAGAGATGAATATGTCATCCCAGCAGATGTTGTGTCTCATATAGGAGATGGGAGCACTACAAGGGGTGGTGAGTTGCTAGATCAGATGATTGACAACATTCGCAAAGAAAAGACAGCGACTACTGTGCAACCAGATGAGATGAATCAAACACCAGAGCAAATAGTCATGGATATGAGGCGACCAGAACGGTACGTTTAAACGATGTCATTTGATATTAAGCTCATTGAAAAAGATAAGATATTAGATCTTTGGCCTAAGATATCTCATTACGCAGAAAACTTAGAGCGCAGAAGTCATGGTAGATATAACACCGCCGATATACTCCATCAAATGATTGAGCTTCCTTATTTTGTATGGATTGTATGGGAAGAAGAAAATCCAATAGGGTTTTTTATTTGTGGTGTAAATGTATATCCAAGAAAAAAATATTTAGATTTGAATACCTTAAGTGGTGTTAGATTAAAGGAGTGGGGAGAACAGGCATTAGAGGTCTGTGAAGTATTTGCAAAAACCTTACAACTAGATGGACTAGAGACATCTACTGCACCTGCATTAGAAAAGAAATGGTCTGATAATGGTTTTGTGAAAGAATATGTATTAATGACGAAGCCTGTAAATTATGAAACACAGGATGTAGATCAGCCAGTATTGGAGGTCGTGAATGGGCGGTAGTAGCGGTGGTGGCGGTGGTGGAACACAGAATGTTGAAACAACTGTCACAAATACAAATATACCTAAAGAATTTTATCCTTATCTGCAAAAGAGCTTGCAGTCAGCTGACGCTATATTGCAGCAGGATTATGTGCCGTTTGAGGGACAAAGACTTGCTGGGTATACTCCAGAACAACAGGCTGCTTTTCAAGGAATCACAGGACTCGCCTCTCGATCTCTACCCGGTGTCAACGTTGGTAGGGCAAGAGCCACTGATCAATTAATAGATCCCACAACGGGTCTTCCTAGAGGGGCAACCATAACGGATGCTACTACCAGCTATACTGCACCGGGACAAACACCAACTGCTGTGACTCCCGGTAGAGTTGCCTCCACCTATACAGCACCAGCAGCTTTCGACTCAGGGTATCGTGCGGGAGATATCCAAGCTGGATTCCAAGGAGCCAATATAGGCACAGGATATACCGGTACAGAATTTACCCAGCCCGATCTGGCAAGTCGCATTGCTCAATTCCAGAATCCTTTTCAAGAACAAGTTTTGGATGTTGCACAAGACAGAGCAGCTAGAGCTTTTAATCAACAACAGGCACAAAGAAATCTACAGGCAACTAGGGCCGGTGGTGCTAGTGCTTTCGGGGCAAGAGGCACACTTGCAAACCTAGAAGCAGAAAGAGGATTCCTAGATAGGCAAGCTGCACAAGAAGCTGACTTATTATTAAAAGGATATGACAAGGCAACCGCTACTGCACTAGCTGATATTGACAGACAATTAAAAACACAACAGCTGACTGACGCATCGAAAAGAGCAGCAGCTGGCTTGGGTCTTCAAGCCGATGTTGCAACCGGAAGATTTGCACAGGCTGCTGGCGCACAAGATATACAAGCACAGCAACTACGAGATGCTGCACAAAGAGCGCAGGGACAACAAACATTACAGGCATTGCTTGCAGCTGACAGATCAGCACAAACAGCAGGTCAGTTAGGACTACGTGCTGACCTTGCTTCTGAAGAGCTGGCACTGAAAGGTGGAGAGCAAGGTATAAGGGCATTCGATGTAGGAGAGCGTGCGAAGCAAGCAGCAGGTGCGCAAGGTCTACAAGCAGCAATTGCGAATCAAAAAGCATTAGCGCAAGAGAAAGCTAGGTTGGATACGCTTGCTAGATTCGGCATAGATGTTGATCGACAAGAACAAGCATTAGACTTGCAGAGGCTAGGAGCACTACAGGCATTAGGTGCAGATCTAAGGGCAGATGAGCAGCGTATACTAGATACAGCATACGAAGACTTTTTGCGACAAAGAGACTTTCCTAAAGAGCAGTTACAGTTTTACTCTGGCATTCTCAGGGGTGCGCAAGCTGGCCCGATGGATAGAACAGTGGCTACACAGCAACCCGCTGCTAGTCAAACAGGCCAACTACTTAACTTCTTATTAGGTGCAGCAGCTTTGAATAGAGCAGCTTAGGACGTTTAAACATGGCAATGGAAGATCTACTTAGGATTGCGGATAGAACAGAGGGGTTGCCAGATCAAGCTCTAGCCCAGCTGACACAGGCTGGAGGGATTGAAGGAGTTATCGCTGCGAGCGAAATGAAAGCTCGCAATGATATCAGGCAAGAAGCCTCTGCTATGCAGAATATGCAACAGCCCCCTGTCATAAATCAACTTCTAGCTACAGCCATGCGTCCTACTATGCCAGCTGGCCCTATGGCGCAAGTCCCAATGCAACAGCCTATGCCTGATCCAATGATGACATTGCAGTCTATGCAGCCAGCACCAATGCCTATGGCAAAGGTTGGTGGTCTAGTTAGACGATTCCAATCAGGAACGCAGGGAACTATAGGTTTACAGAATAGTAATTTAGATAACTTCTTTAGCCAATTAGAAGATGCTGGGGTCACGGAGGATCAATACCGATCTTTGTCTCCAGTTCAACAAGAGCAGCTTGTTCAATCAATAAATGATAGAACAGCACTACAACAATTTGGAATGGGCGCATTGCAATCAGGGGCTGCTGCGGTAGATGCAGCTATGCTTGTACCAAGAGTAGCTGGTAATGCTTTACAAGAGGTGATGTTTAGTAGATTCGGACGAGCTGTGGGATTATCTGATCCGGGTGATACAGCTTCATTAACGCCATTTGACGCATCTCAAAGAGCAGTCGCAGATATGAGGGCAGGTTTGCCACCTGTTCTAACAAGACCTAGTTTAAACGTTCCAATGAGCGGGACGGTTACAAGTGGACAGCAACCGTCTGTTACAACTGTACAGCCGAGCACAACTGTTTCAGCTGGAGTACAACAACAAACGTCTGTAAGGCCTGATGACTCTAAGCCTACTCCCGATAATCAGACCGGAGGTCTAGCTTTGCCACCGCCAAATGATATCGCAATTTTAAGCTCTATGTATCCCGGTGCATATGGTGGGCCTATGGCGGGGTTGACTCCGCAAAATATAATGTCTGGTGTCGATGCGGCTGGTTCTGGAGCTACGCCATCAACAAGCGTCAGCAACACTTTGAGATCTAGGGCTACAGGTATTAGCGATGAGATGTTCAAAGACTTAATAGACAGAGAAAAACAATACAAGACCGAAGTAGATAACTCTCTTAACAAGCTGAAAGATTTAGAAGCAGAACTACCAAGCAAAGAAAACATTAAAGATAGAATTAAAAAGCAAACAGATCTTGGCGTAGCATCTGCATTTTTTAATGCAGCAGGGAATGCAACGCCTAGTTTCATAGAAACAATATCAAGAGGTTTGGCTGGCGCATCTAATGTGATGAATAAGTTTTCTGGTCAAGAGCAGAAAGAACTTTATCAGTACGCCATCGATGCTTATGGAAGAGAGAAAGAGAAAGCTAATACTGCTTATCAAAGACAACAAGATAATCTTAAACGTATTAATGACGCTAGAACCTTGGAAGCTACATACGCCACAGCGGATGCAAAAAATCAAACCACTCTAGCTACTAAGCGAATGGATCTTTATTTCCAAGCAGTAAGTAAAGGATTAGAGGTAGATAAATTTGAAGCTGAACAAAGAAATCAGTTTAGAGATGATGTTAGAGCAGCCATTAACGACTTCAATAGCACAAGAGCTGGATTCACTGATGTTGCTCAACAATTAGACACATCACCAGAACAAGCATCAATAAGACTTGCCGTAGGTGGATACGAGCAGTTATTCGTGCCAGAGGCGAGAAGACTTGTTAATAACTCTATTAAAGAAATTATTCCAAGACTAGCTAGGATAGAAGAATCAGTAAGGCAGGATGCAACTTTGTCTGACAGTGAAGTTGCTAGGCAAGTATCTGCGCAAATGTATGAACAACTTAAAGAAAATAACGAGGTTGGTCACGAGGCAGTTCTTAATAAGTACGGCGCAGAGTTAGGCGCAATAGCAAGAGCAAGGCCAGAAGACAAAGCTGCGTTATTAAATCAGTTTAAACAAAGATATAGATGGCTGGATGATAAGTATATATCGAGCGCAATACCGAATATTTAATGGCTACACAAGAAGAGCGAATACAAAGGCTTATACAGACTTTACAAGGCCCGTATAGACAAGGCTCACAGTTTGATGCCCCAGTATTTAGACAACCACGAAGCCAGTTCCGACCTGTATATGAGCAGTTAGCACCTATACAGCCGGGAAGTTTTGCGGCTGGCGCAGCGTCACAAGCCCCGATCTCCCAATCACAGGCAGCTGTGCCACCGCAACCTGCCTCGCCCCCAGAGCAAGCGGTTGATTTATTTGCTGGGTTTGGTACAGGATTCTTGCCAGAACCCATAGCCCCGCCAGAAGAAGAAAGCCAAAACCCATTACTGGCTGTACCAAGAGGCATAGCTAGAGGTGTAGGTCAGACTGCACTTACTATCGGAGAGGGTTTATTCTCAATAGCAGACACCGTGACTAATGTAGCTGGCTTTGAGGATGCGCTAGATCCTGAGTCATCAGAAGCATTTAAGGCACTACAGGAAGCAAAAGCTTTCGTAGGCAATGAAGAGACTGTCGTAGGCAAACTGGCAGAAGCTTTAGGAAGCATACTGCTATTTGCTGTACCCGGACTAGGGGCAGCTGGAGCAGCCAGTAGAGGGGCAGCACTTGCAGCTAAGGGCAGCGAGTATGCAGCAGCAGCTACTCGCGTCAACAAGTTAGCAAAGGGATTGAAAGGAATACAGTACGGTGCTTTCGCGCCGGGTGTTGGAGCGGGTGAAGCAAGCTCACTGATAGAAGCATACAAAGCAGCTGGCAATGATTATACGGTAGGGCAACGTAACCTAGCCATAGCGTTAGGCGTGCCGATAGGATTCTTAGAACTCCTTCCAGTAGAGATGGTTCTCCGTGGTATACCCAAAACTATCGGGCAGAATGTAAAAAGTCAGGTAGTCCAACGATTAGCTGAAGCATCTACTACAGGTGTAGCTGAAGGCGGTCAGGAGTTGGTAGCAGGATTCCTGCAAAAGTTTGCAGCCCAAAATAACTATGATCCTGATATGCCATTGACTGACAGTATGTTGTCAGACTTTGGTTATGGTGCTGGTGCAGGTGCGATCTTTGATCTACTTGTACGTGGCAAAGTTAAATATCCCAAGTCAGAAAAGCAGCTACGACAAGAGCTTGAGTCTGCACCTGATCTACCCGCTCTATCAGACGAGCAGCTTGCAGAGATGCAGCAGAGTGAGCAGCCAATATCTGTATACGATGCAGATGGCAATATGCAACAAGCGCAAGTACTAGGCGTAGAAGGCGATAAGGTCAAAGTATTAATTAACGACGAGGACATAGCCTATCTGCCCAAGAATCAGACGGTAGATCCCGATACTGGACTGTCGTTTGCTAGTGATGCTGATTTGCTCAGTCCTAAATATCGCATTAATGATAAAGCTGTAGGCGAGATGACTACACAAGAGCTTTACGAAGAGGGGCTAAAGCCATTCGTATCGCCAGAGTTATTGCCAGAAGTAGAGGCTGGCAACATCACTCTCAAGGATGCAATCAAAGCTACACAGCAGGGCGATAAAGCACAGGCGCAAGCCAAGCCTGATAGCGTATATAACCTCAAGGCAGTAGAGAAAGAAAAAGAAAGGCGCAACCCAGATTATAAATCTAATGTAGAGGTCGGTGTCGCAAGCATATTACAAGACGCAGAGACTACCGAGGCCGTAGATAGTGGCGACCTATCAGACAATATCGAACAGACCCTGAGTGGACTTATCAATGAGCCTAACCCCACAACAGTATTGGGCAGAGCTGCTTTAACAGGTGAAGAATCAGAGACTCTACAAACACAGATAGAAACATCTGCTATCGAAAGAGAGATAAAGAAACAGAAGGTCAGCAAGAAAGATAGAAAGAACTATATACAACAGGTAACAGGAAGCCCTGATACAGATCTAGCGCAGCTGACCAATCAGCAGAAGATAGATTTATTAGATGTAGTTCAGCAGCACCAACAAACTAAAAAGCGTTTAAACGAGCAAAGAAAGCAGGAAGAAGCTGAGAATAAGCTTCGTGAAGAGGGTCGCAAGCAAGCTATTGAAGAAGCAGCAGCAGCTGCGTCTGCACAGCAAGAGGCAAAAGATGCACGACCTCCAGAGCCAGAGCCAGAAGTTGTAGAAGAAGTTGTAGAAGAAGAGGTAGAGGCTACAGCAGAGACGCTACCCGATACAACCCAAGAAACGACTCAAGAAGAAGTTGTTGAAGAAGAGATAACCGAAGAAACTCCTCCAAAAAAGACTAATCGAAAATTAAAGAAAGAACCCAAGACTGTTTTATCTACAAAAGAAAAGGCTGATATTGCAGATGATGTTACAGCTGATGTAGGAAAAGCAGACCCTGCTGTTATGGGTCTAGCCCTCAAACTGTATAACGAATACAGACAGGGTGGCATGGATCACGACTCTGCTAGAAACGCTTTTTCTTCTGCTGATGAATACTTAGATGCTGTCGATCAAGCTACCGATTTAGACTTTGCCTTAAAAACTGGTCAGCCTGTAGCTGGAGAAATGGTCGCTGGCACAATGACTGAGCTAGGGCCGGGTGTTGTTAAATCCAAAGCACCACTCGATATCAACGAGTTTAATAGAGTTGTGCAGGTGATCAAGTCTATTGCCCCAACAGCTAGGATAGAAGTTGCCTCACAGCTGTTTGGCCCTGCTAGGTCAATGGATGATCCTAACTTGCAGACAGTTGAGATCAACGGTGCGCAAGTGCCAATGCAAGAAGCGTTAGGCTTACAGGCTGGTAATCTCGTTGCTGTATCTCTAACAACAGATGGCTTCTTAGATACCAACAACCGCGCATATCATGAAGCAACACACTTCTTATTTAACAACGGCTTTTTTAACGCACAAGAACTAAAAGATCTGCAAGCTAACGTAGGGCGTATGCAAGACATAGTACGCAGACAGCTTGGAGATAAAGAGTTCAACAGGGCTATGGATGGGCTAAATCCATTCCAGCAGCTAAATGAGTTGGTCGCATACTCGTCTGCTTTGTATAACCGTGGCCTAGATATAGATGGCAAGGTTCCAGCAGAGTTTAATCCACCGCTGCGCCGTATATTTAGCAAGCTTCTTAAACTGTTTAAACAACTTAGAGCAGCTTTTACGGGTGAGCGTTTGCCCGCAGAGATAGAGGATATATTCAATCAGGTTCGTCAAGGCCGTGTTGGTGAAAGAACACCTGATGTTGGGCCTGTAAAAGATCTAAGAAAACAGATAGGCCCGATATTAGATACGTCTGGACTTTCTTCAAGCACCCCGCTGTACATGATAAAGCAGGGGCCAGTAGCAGCTAGCACAGGTATGCGCCCAGCCTTTCACTCTAAATTAAAACGCACTCTAGGTAGTTTGGGTAATGACAAAGCGTTGCCAGAAGCATGGGCTAGGATTGATACCGATGCTAAAGGCAAGTCGTTTGTCGCTGGCAAGCTGAAAGGCGTGAAGATAGAGGAGTTTAATGACTCTGCATTAGGTACATATCTAGCAACACTGCCTGAGAACAAGGCTGTATCTGGCAAAGAGCTAGAGGAGTTTGTTGAGGCGACAGAGAAAGTATTAGAGATACAAATATACGGTACACCAATATCGAGATCAGGAGATAAAGACGCTAAAAGTGAACAGACTTATAGAGATGCTTTGCAAGAAGAGCGTAATGATCTTGCATATGAATCAGTAGCTACTAATGCGTTGACAAGTTTAAGAATAAAAGCGGATCGCAGTGAGGGTATACAGTTATCTAAACAGTTAAAAAAGATAGTAAATACTTTAGAAAACGGATCTCCTAATCCTGATATCGATAACAATATATTTAGTCCTGACACTGTAGATTTAATAAAAAAGTTTTCTCTTACTAAAAAAACAGTAAGAGAAGAGACTACCCCTCAACAAAAGAAAGATAGCAGAGAGTTAGCCGGTAAACTTAAAAGAGATATTGATGATCCAAATAATGCTTTGTCATTAATTTCGTTTGGACAAATGCTAGTAGATACAGATTTTATAGATAACAGAGTCGGTTCTCCACTAGGAAGCCCAGAACCATTTGACGTTGATTTTGGTGTTGGTTTGGATCAGGGCGTAGGGTTTTACAAACAGTACACACAAATGGGTGGTAGAACTTTTTTAAATCGTGTACCCGACTCAAAAGATGACGCATTAGATCAATATAACTATAGAGAAATTGTATTCGCTATCACCTTAGATAATCCGGGGGGTTCTACATTTACACACGCTCATTTCAAAGGTGTTAGGAATCCCATATTACACGCACGACTAAGTGACTATGTTCTAGATAACGGTGAAGTTGTTTTAGTTATAGAAGAAATACAGTCTGATATGCATCAAAAAGCGCAAAGTACCATGAGAGATATGGCTACTAAAGAGCTATTTGAGATGGGGCGAATAAGATATTCCGATTTTTTCCGTTTAAACAGAGAAGAAAAGAATGCTGTTAGAGAAATGCAAGATTCTTTCAGAGATGAAGTATACGGCGTATATACACCTGACCTACCGTTAAAGAATGAAAATCAAAGACTTGCGTTTGCATTAGATCAAATTACACGAATGGCTGTCCAAAATGGATATGACCGTATTGCTGTCGTTGGTAGCGAGGGACATAAAGAAAGATATCGAGATCAACTCAAAGAGCACATCGATGGGATTAATATACAAAGAACGTTTTCTATAACTGATTTTACAGATAGATATCAACACAATGCAAAAAGCACTGTAGTTGATGGTGTCAATTCAATACAAATAGATATAACTGCTATCGATAATGAAGATGTCAGAGATCCATTTGGAGAAGAAACAAACGAACCCATACAGCTTGTCATTACAGAACAAGAATTATTGGATCAGGCTGATCGATTGGCTTATTTGTCAGAGGGGCCAGAGGCAGACGTTGAAGGTTTGACAGAGAGGTCCAGAGAGTTAGGTGGCATACCGTTGTCTGAGGCCACATCAGATGATCTTTATGATTTATCTGCTGATATGTCTCGTGAGGTAATGAGGAATGTCAAAACAGACATATCTGAAATGTTCAAGTCTCAATCTCAAGGGCGTTTATTAAATTTTTTCAACACAATACAGGTTGACACAAGAGAGTTAAATTACTCATTTGAAAAAGAGTTTAGCGAGGAGATAGATTTATCAGATGCTAATGCAGACAGATTAACATCAGCGATAGTAACAAGAGCATTTTCAGATGTCATGTCTCGCAAGTATCCGAATGTAGCACCGCAATTTACTGTTGCTTATACAGTGCCAGTGGCTCGTTTTGAAAATGGTCAGATGATTAAGTCATCCGTATTATCAAATGTTATCGAGTTAGGAGATCAACAGCCTGTATCTGTACGAGAAGGCTTTTTTATGCATCCTGTGTTAGACGATTGGATTGGAGATAACACGGCAAAAATTATTAGAGATCAAATGGGTGATACTGGTTCGTATTTTGCCCCTGATTTGTTGCAGAGTTTGCAGACTCGATATGCCGAGTTAGAAAACTTGAGATTACAAAAAGAAAATGGTCAGTCACTAACGCCAGAACAACTAGCATCTGAGTCTTTGCTAGATATTCCAGCAATTAAGGATATGAAAAGCAGGATTACTGGTGCTATAGATTATCCTGCTGGATCAGGATTTGAGAATCTTTACGACAGAAAAGTACCTCAGATATTAGAGGCTAGTTTAGCTAATTTATCTGGCAATACACCCAAGCAAATAAAGAAAGCAAAGAAAGATATTAGAGATAATAACGCTAACAAGCGATTGTATTTGGGCAGCTTAGATCCTAGAAGAGTAGAAGCTGCTAAAATTATAGAGCTTTCAGAGCTTAAAGATCAGCCAACTAGAGTATTGCCCTTTGCAGATAGAGGTCAGGATGCTGAAGTTATACGCAGGATTCAGAGAGAGACTGCTGACGTATATGCAGAAAATCTTGCTAGAGAAGAAGAAGGATTCGCGGAGGAGCTACCTGTTACTAGCGAGAGCTTTTTCCTTGCTACTTCTAATCAACGTAATGCGCTAAAAGTATACGAAATTACAGACGATATGAGGGTGTCTGACAAACTTATAGAGTCAACAGAAATATATTACGCACAAAAGCAGAATGAAGCTGCTGCTGTCACCAATCATGGAACAGAAAACCTTCGTGGCGTGATGAAGAATGGCAGACAGAAAGCCATCAACTATGTCAATAATATTCCGTTCTTTAACACTCTTGGCGGTTTGCCACAAAAGCGTGAGTTTTATCTGAGTCGTGCTGAATATTTAGGTACGGTAGGTAGATCTACTAAAGTCGCCGAGTTTTTGCGCGATGAGATAGGCAATAAATTCCTGTTCAAAAAAGGGCCGAAGGATCGTGCTGATACAGAGCAGTTAAGAACCACTATATTTAACTATCTGACTACTGGTGAGCCAGATGCAGAAGCAAATGTTCTGGCACAACTCAAAGCATTAGATCCTAGAGCAGCAGCTGCATCAGAAAAGGCCAAAGATCTGATAGAAAATTTAGGGTTGGAGCTGGTCAATAAAGGGCTTCTAAATCCTCGCACGTTTTTCGCAAATAAAAGGTCATATCTGCCTCGTATATACATAAAACACGTACTAGAAGACAAGAGAGACGCAGCATTTAGCTATCTTAAACCTCGTAAAGATATGACAAAAGAGTCGCAAGAGTCTCTTGGCGTAATAAACGAGCTAGACCCTGCATTTTTAGTATCACGAGCCATACAAAGACCCATACGAGACTTACAGTTTATAGAGTTTATGAACTCGATTGCGGGTAACGATGCTTGGACTACCGCAGATGACCAGTTTGTTGTGGATTACATAGGCAAGAATGGTGAGCCAATTAAGGTCAGCGGTTTTTATCTAACCAATGAGGCTAGAACACTGCGAGAAATAGCAGATGCGCTTAGTGCAGCTGACCCAGATAAAGCAGCGAAGCTAACCCAAGACGCAGTAGAGATGGAGAACGCTGTTAGAGATGCATTTATAGCTAAAGGACTACAGCCATTAGAATACTACGAACAATTAGATGATGCCGGGTTTGCAGCAGAGATACAGGGCTACGGCGATCAGTTTAAACGTGTTCCGAAAAACAAGAAGTATGGGTTGTTGTCCGGGCGTTTGGTCAGAACAGAGATATTTGATGATGTTATAGCGTCAGGAGCTATGTTGCAGCTAGGTGATGCTGCTGTGCAGGGTATTGCCTCGAAGGGCCGTGAGCTTACAGCGGTTTGGAAGACAATTAAAGTACCGTTGAACCCGCCAACCATAGCTAGAAATCTATTTAGTAACGCCATATTGATGCATCTTTCTGGCGTGCCATTTTACAGGGTGATACCCAGATTCGTAGAAGCCATCAATGAGGTAAGAGCATACAACCGTGGTGACTTTGAGAACTCTAAGCACTATGCAGAGATGTTAAAGCGGGGCGTGCAGCAAACATCCTTTACAGATCAAGAACTTATGCAGATGGCTGACGATATGATGGACTTTTTAAGCTCTGTCGATGCCAAAGATATAGGTATGTATGGGTGGTTGAAGCTCAACACATGGCAGAAGTTAGCGCAAAAAGCCAGCAAGGTTTATCAGGGCATAGAAGTAATAGGCAAGACTGCTATTAATATAGATGTCATGGAGCGAGAGGGACTTAGTGCAGATGATGGATTTTTACGAGCACAAGAATACCTGTTTGATTACTCCGATGTGCCACAGGTAGTTCGTAAAATACGACAAAGCCCATTGGGTATACCGTTTCTTACCTTCCAATATAAGGTATTACCGGCACTAATTAAAACTGCGCTTCGTAATCCTATGAGATTTGCTCCATATGTCGCCTTGTCTTATGCCTTGCCGTCATTGTTTATGTCGGCGTTTGATATAGATGATGATGAATATGAGGATGTTAAGCAGTCTTTGCCAGATTATTTGCGGGGCAACCCCGGCATGATACCTATACCTGTTCGTGATTCAGAAGGTCGATTACAGTTTTTGGATACTGCATACCTGTATCCGTGGGGATCTTTTTCTCAGCTTATATCTGATGCTGCTATTGCTGGTAAATCATTGGTAGGTAATAAAGGGCCAGCAGAAAAAGGGTTTGATATTAAAGATGTTACATCTACTTTGGGTATGTTTGGGGGGCCAGCATGGTCATTGTTTGGCTTATCACAAAACCTAGATCCATTTACACAAAGACCTATTGTAAACCCAAGTGATCCATTCTTTATATCAGATGCAATAGAGCGTCCATTTTACAATCGCGGTCAGCTAACAGATGTTTTATTTTGGGCAGCGAATCAATACATTTTGCCGGGATTTTTAAATACAGAATATGGAGCAGTATCAAAGCTTTACACTGCATTAGGTGGCAATACAAAGCCTAATGGTCTGGAAACAGATACAATTAATCAGTCTTTGTTGCGTTTCATAGGGTTGAACCTATCGAATATAGATCCGCTACAGATACAGATATCACTGTCATATATTGAGCGAGAGAAAAGCAACATTATGGCAGCTATGAACTCGGTGGCGCGGGATCAAAGTCTGTCTCGTGAAGAAAGAATGAGGCGTTTAAACAACTACAAACGTGTGCTTGATTCATACGGAGCTAAGATACGAGAGCTTACCCGAAGTGGTCAGACCACAACTAGGATTATGCGCAATTTGAGAAGACAAGACCAAGAGGCAGAACGTGCTGCTAAGTTTGGAACAGACGGATAATGTGGCAGTTAGTTATAGGTAGTGGTGTTTTGATGTTGGTGTTAGTAGGTGGTTTTAAATCTTACTATGACAAAGCAGAGGCGCAGAAACGAGAGCTACAGACTAAACTGGAACTAGCTATCGATAATCAGGAGTTGTTAGAAAAAAATATTGCTAATCAAAATCAGCAGCTATTAGAGCAAAAAGAAAAACATAAGATTGTTTTAGAGCGTGTGTCAGCACTTACCGTAGAAAATCAAAAGGCGTTGGAGGAAGTTGAAGAGATCAGAAAAAAGTTCTCGAAGCACAATATGGATGTGCTTTCATTGCGGAAACCAAAGCTGATAGAAAATATAATTAATCGTGGAACTAAGCAGGTGCTTAATGAGTTGGAAACTATTACCGCTCCTACTACTTAGTGGATGCTCATGGCAAGAGCGATTGCCAGAAGTAAAGCCTGTGGAGGTTGTTACTGTAGTAGAGCAAGCTCCTATATATCATCCCCCGTTACCCAACAAAGTTACCACGATGCCAGTTGAATGGGTTGTATTGACACCCCAAACAATGGGTGAATACTTAGCAGATCTTGAGCAAGGTAACGCACCTACTAATGCGTTTTATGGATTGACTACAAAAGGTTATGAAAATCTTTCGTATAATATGGCAGAGGTTAAGCGTTATATTCGACAGGTATTATCCATCGTTGAGTATTACCGCAGCGCAGATACCAAGGAGGGCGAAGATGAGAACGAGTGAAGAAGGTATTGCATTAATAAAGAAGTTTGAAGGCTGTGAGTTAAGCAGCTATGAGTGTTCAGCTGGTGTGTTAACTATAGGATATGGTCACACATTAGGCGTACAAGATGGAGATACCTGCACCCAAGAAGAGGCAGAGGATATGCTTAAAGATGATTTAGGTGTATTCGAGGAGGCTGTTGATCGATTAGTTAATGTAGATTTAGAGCAGAATCAGTTTGATGCGTTAGTTGCTTGGACTTTTAATTTAGGCGAAGGCAATTTGCGAGAGTCAACATTACTTAAAGTTTTAAACGAAGGTAATTATGGCGGTGTTCCAGAGCAGATTAAAAGGTGGAATCGTGCAGGTGGTCAGGTATTGGATGGCTTGATAAGACGTAGGCAAGCAGAAGCGTTATTATTTGAAGGCAGAGCTTGGGAATCTGTGTGAGTACACAACATTAGTGGTGGGTGATAGTAATGTTTAAGAGATACAAGAAGGGCGGTAAGGTAAAGAAGAAGAGTAAGTCTCGCGTTAACGAAGCTGGCAACTACACTAAGCCAACCATGAGGAAGAGATTGTTTGAATCCATCAAGGCTGGCGGTAAGGGTGGAAAGCCGGGACAGTGGAGCGCAAGAAAGGCTCAGATGCTGGCGAAGAGATACAAGGAGAAAGGCGGGGGCTATAGGTCGTGAGCAAAGATCCCAAGAAAGGGACAGGCAAGAAGCCCAAGGGATCAGGCAGACGGCTGTATACAGATGAGAACCCCAAGGATACCGTCAGTATAAAATTCGCCACAGAGAAGGACGCTAGGGACACTGTAAGGAAGGTAAAAAACATAAAGAAACCATTCGCTAGGAAGATACAAATCCTCACTGTGCTTGAGCAGAGGGCCAAGGTAGCTGGTAAAAACAAGCAAGCAGAGATAGCGAAGAAAGGTAAAGAGGCAATACGAAGAGCAAACGCTAAGAAACGTTAGGAGGTTTAAACGTGCCATTCAAAAAGTACAGCCCGAAGCAAAAGAAACTAGCTAGAGTTGCGAAGCCTAGAGATAAAATCACCAAGGCAGATTTCGATAAGCTCAACAAGGGTAAGAAGAAGAAGAAAAAATAATGGCTCTCAAGAAGTCACAGAAGTCCCTCAAGAAGTGGACAAAACAGAAGTGGAGAACCAAGTCTGGTAAGCCTAGTGCCAAGACAGGTGAACGATATCTACCAGATAAAGCCATCAAGTCTTTGTCTGCGAAGGAGTATGCAGCGACATCCCGCAAGAAGCGAAAGGATACTAAGAAAGGTAAGCAGTTTAGCGCACAGCCTAAGAAGATTGCCAAGAAAACAGCGAGGTACCGCAAATGAGTTTGACAGATGCGGAGAAGAACCGACTAAAGAAAGTGGGCTTGAAAGGTTTAAACAAGCCGAAGAGAACTCCTAACCACCCCACAAAGAAGGGAGTTGTTGCTGTCAGAGATGGTAGCAAGATGAAGATCATTCGATTCGGTGATCAGAAGATGGGACACAACTACAGCGATGAGGCACGTAAAAGCTTCAAGGCTCGTCACGAGAAAAATATAAAGAAGGGAAAAACATCTGCTGCTTTCTGGGCAAACAAACTTTTCTGGAGCAAAGGCGGTAGCAGCAAGAGTCCACCCAAATCACAGAAGCAGAAGTTCGGTAAGAAGTAACCCACTGCGGTATTGTTGTTTCCTGTTGTAATAAAACCACGTTTGTTTAAACGCAAATACCTATCACACCTGCGTTACAGCGGTGTTTATCCGGGTTTGTTTAAACGGCTTTACTAACCTACTGCTGTGTTCCGGGTACCAGTGGTCATAAAAATACAGCGATAGGGCATCGTATAAGTTATCCTCAACGCTGATGGTTTCGTGTATATATCTAGGTGTTTAAACGATGTCATGGAGGGTGAGCATGGAGGGACACTTCGAGTACGAAAATGAAAAGGTGGCGATGACAGTCAAGTATTGTTCCGAAACCAAAACATTAAACATGAAGATGAAGCCAATAGAACCAGATCAACTTACTGCATTGTTGAGTGATGCAATGAATTGGGGGTTTGAGGCAGACGATCAGATTCACGGTGCTGAATAATTATGAGAGTCCGTACTTCATCTGACCTGTTGTTTAAACGCTGATGCTGCCTCTCACCTGCGCCAAAAAACTCTCATATTACTATAGCCTCAAATGGCAAAAGTTAACCACGCTTCCGATATTTTTTTAGTGTTTTGTTATATACAGGATTAATCTTCCTGATCAGAACGCTCTCCCAATATGTGAGTCTACGTTCTGGGCAACGCAGTATACGGACATGGGTAAATTCTTTGTCCCTGTGCTGGGGTATCCTTGCATGAGGGTTCTTGGATTGACCCACATAAACTATCCTGTCTTCCATTGCCAGCAAGTAAACACCGGGTTGTGATACATCATCCCTATAATGGAAGCCCCTACCCTTCCTGAGAGTTACTTTGTTTACCTCATCTCTCTGGATTTGTTTTTTGTGTACAATCTCTTTGATCTTGCGAATGGATTCTACAGTCGCGTCCCTCTCCTTTTCTATAGACTTCAGTAGCTTTTCTGCTTTCTCTACTCTGGCTTCCTGATTAAGAAGCATACCGCCCAATTTATTCAGCTGCCTTTCTTCTTCAGAAATAAACGCCTGTACAGAAACACCACCAGTAGCGGTAGCGAAACCTTTGTCAAGACTAACTTGCTGTGCATGATCATCGAAAATGATCGCGCCACCAACAGACACATTGCTATTATCGAAACGTAAAATACCCATAGCTCTACCTTTGTTGCGTTTAAACCCGCCTTTTCGACCACACCGGACGGGAACGATGCTTCTAAGGACACGGAGTAATTTGCGCCCTAGGTCTTGCTGCTTATAGGTCAGTTCCGAGCAGCGCGGATTGTGTCGCGTCCAATGGTAAGGGGAACGCCTGACCTATTTGTTAAACCTACTAGCGATTGACGTTTTCGGTTTGTTCTTTGGGTTCAAAGCGGGTGGCTCTGGATTCTCAAGCGAGATATAAATCTTCGCGCCGAGTGCAGCTGCGATCCTTTCTACCACATCGAAGCTTGGCTTACGCTCACCCCTTTCAACCTGTCCAACATACGCCTTAGTCATGTTAGATCTGTCAGCTAATTGCTGCTGAGACATCCTCTGATCCGTTCTAAGACGCTTTAGCCTATCAGCATACCAACTCATAGCGATCTCTCAAACTCTTTCATGTGATCAGATAGAAGCGTTCTAGCTGTTTCACTATGTTTTAATTCAGACCGCGACTCAACATTGCACACACTTCTAATTACCTGTGCTGCATATTCTTCGTCAGTTGTATTCTCAAAGTCTACATGGGGCCACTCGCCTCTGTTGCGTCTAACCCAAGATTGATATGACGCATCTCTGCAAATCAGATTAGCTCTGGCAACCGCACGTTCACCCTCAGTTACAGCTGCTGGTCGTATCGGGTTCTCGAAGTCATCTATCTGTGCGCAAGCAACCATGTATCTCTGGCCTATGTTGGCAAGAGCCATCTCCTTGGGTACATCATCTGGATGCAGCACAAAACTCAAGATGACACCATCTTTAGTCTGTCTGTAAGCATACTTCTTTGCCTCGAAGTGCTCTGCAATTTTACTCTCCAAGGTATTCTCCAGTTGAATCCAAACCAATCGTTACGGTCTTGTGCTCATGGCAAACATGAACACTTGTAGCTACGAACCGACTGTTGAAGTAATCGAAACTCAGGTCGTAAGCCATAGGCTCCCCTGTATCCCCCTCATCTTCATGGTCTGCAAATATATCCTGCAACGTCATGGGCGTATCTTCTTCGCAGAGAGTTTCTGGCAGGGTCAAACTGACATAGACCTCTCCTTCGGCAACCGAGATAGGATCGTACTCGGTGTTTAATTCCATATGCACCATAGGGCCAAGATCGTAGTTAACCAACTCTTTAAAGTTGTACAATAGATTGCTCAGATCCTTGAGCGAAATTTGAGAAGCCAAGTCCCAAACATCAGTCGCACTATATGGTCTGTCAGTTAATCTTTTCATTGCGCTACGCAACCTTGCAGATGTCTTTTCTTGATCCAGCAAATCGTCTTCCGCTTTATTCAGCTTAGTCTGCAACTCAAGCCCATGCGCTACCTGTGCTTTCTGCCTCCTTTCCATTCCGTTTAAACGCTCTTCTAAGAACGCCACCTTTTCGTTAGCCATCTCTAGTTCTTTTTCCACCAGAGCTTTTTTCTTATAAGCCATATGATCTCCCGAATATGTCCTAATTAAATTGTTCTGACAGCCAGCCAATCGGGTCTACACCCTGCATCGCCCACCATCGTTCCTCGTTACCATGTGCGTGTAGCTGACGGTGATGGTCATCACACAAGGGAACAGCAAATTGATCGCCTGTTCTACGCATACCACGCAAGCCATCACTATCCACGAAGGTCAGGTGATGGGCCTGTGCAGGGCGATAGCAGATTAGGCAACCCTGTTCCCTGATATACTGTAGGTGCTTCCTACTTCTTATCTTTTTTGACCACTCTTTTTCTATCGTCATCTAACAACGCTGTCCTTAAATCAATGGCTCTGTGAAGTCCAACTTTCATGGCTCGTATTAAACTTTCAGCTTCGTTTAAACGTTCATGAATATTTGTAAGCACATCCTCATCGAACTCTTTTTTGTTGATAGTCCTGACGCTCACGCCAAACTCCGCAAGCTCGCGCCTACGTCTGCGTATCTCACGCTCTCTTTCGTTTAGCTTCTCTTCCAAGTCCATCACATATGATTTAGTGCGACTCATATTTCTATGTCATCAAATGAGTTAGAGATAGATTCCTTAGCCAATGTTTCTTTTGGCTTCAGTTTAACAGACAAGAAAGTGTTGCCTGTCTTCGCGGTCTTCTTGGTAATGTCGATATAGTAATCCTTGCCCTCTACCAAGATGTCGCCCCTGTAATCGGCGTGCCAATCCAGTTCCTTTTTCTTGTTCGGAAAGACATTCGATTGCATATCTCTTCGTTCCCACTCAGCCATTAAAATTCTCCTTCTTCTGATTGCTTACCTATGTTTTCTATTCTCACCATATGTTCCCTGATGAGATCAGCAAGAACGGCGAGTTCGTCATCTTGCTTGCCAGTGAAAGCGGTTTTTAAGGGTTGCCAAGTCTCTTCCAGCACCACCTTCAATTCTGCTGCCGTTTTGCAGTTACCAAGCCTATCCTTCAGCGTGTTAGACATATTTTTAAATAAGTCATCACCTTCCAATGCTTCTACCTTTTTCGGTGTTGGCACTTCTGTCTTTGGCTTGGCTGGCTTCTTCTTCGGTTCCTCTTTGTGATCAGGGTCAGCAACCACGGCAGCGTTTGCACTGTTACCATCATCATCCTTCGCCCCTATCCCACACGCTGTAGATAAAGAATACCTACGCGCATAGGTGAGCGCAGAACCAAAGCTCTGAGGTGTACGCTTGTCAGCTGGCACAAACATAGGCCCAGCCGAAAGCTCTTCACCATGCCCATGAAACACTGTCTCGATACAGATCCCGCCGTCTACCAGTTGCGACTTCTGTAGGAACACAATGCCCTCATCGAGCAGCGGTTGTTTCACCGCCTGTATAACATCCTCAAGCGTGGCATATGGATGCCCCTCTTGCGTGTTCTGTTTTTTGTAGAAGTCATTTACAGCAGTTCGCACCGCGCCCTGTATCTGACCTTGGGCTGACACCATCGCTTCGATGAGTGTCTTGTGTGACTCTTCAGCCATCCTCATTCTCCTGTTTAAACGTTGCGTATTGATCGCAGTATCCGCTGACATCACAGAACTCCATGCACCGCAAGGGCATACCCCTACGGTGATCGATACTGTGTTTGTCTGCATCCTTCTGCGCTGATATGAAAGACTCTGCTTCCATTTGAGAATCGAATACACGCACAGCGCGTACACGTTTCTCTTTCATAACCGCGAACTTTTCATCGCGGAGCCAACGCTCTTCGTCTGTGCAGTCTGGCAAATCTCCAGATAGCGCAGCCTGATGAGCTTGGATTCTTTCTTCTACGAACCTTTCCGCTTCATCGAAAGGCCATAGCTTTATGTCTTGTATGTGTATGTCATGGGACGGGTAATCAGGATTACGCTCTGCATCCCGCTTGCTCCAATCTTTGATGAAATTAATTATCTGTAACCCACTGACTTTGATGTCGTTGCGTTGCGCCAGATACGCATAAATGTTCAGCTGCTTCTCATCGCTGTCGTTATTCATCACGCCGTATGCTTTGCGCGTCTTGTAATCCTGTAAGACGCGAGAGCCGTCTTTCTGTATGTGCTGGATGTCTATCTGACCTGACAGTCTTGCGCCCTGTACATCGCAGAACAGACGCTCCTCGGTGATATAATCGGGGTGCTCTGACCCTTCTAGTATTTTATGCACCGCTGTACCAAACAGGGTCCAGAGGTTCTGTCTCACATCACGATAAATAATATTGTTGGGGTCATCGTACAATGCAGCCATCCGTGGTGGACGGAGTAGACCCGTAGCTGAGAAGCTTGCGTTACCCTTGCTGTATTCATCCCTACGCAATGCGTTTGCGAGGGGCGCAGGTAAGTTTAGTTCGTTTGTAAAATACATGATAACCTTGTTGCAGAAGTTATGGGATACGAAGGTAGCCTATGGAAGTGGTGCTTGTCAACCATACGATATACGGAGTTTGCCAAAGCAAATCCAACAGCCGAAGACTTGTTACTATCGCGGGTAAACCGAGGTTCATCAAGTCATCCTCTGCTATCGCTTTTGAAACAGCGGTTAAACAGCAAGTTCCAGCGAAGGCTTGCCTGATGGAAGGCGACTTGGGATTCCACGCAGATATATATTATCCCACACGGCGACAAGACTTAGATCCCAGCGTTGTGCTCGACGCATTGCAGGGGTTGATCTACAAAAACGATAGGCAGATTAAGAAGATTAGCAGCGCAAGATATCTGGATAAGCACGAACCGCGAGTAGAGTTCTCTGTTTGGAAGTTGGAAGACTATGACGAAAAAGGCCCGACCCAAAATCAATTAGGTCAGGCCCGTCCTTCCGCAACAAAGGAGTCAGTTTCTTCGGAGAAGAGTTGACAAATGAATTCTGCTTGTTCTATTTTAAAAAAGCAAGAAACTGCGCGAGGGGGTTAGGCTGCTCGGCGCGATATAAATTAGCAGCAAAGTCCACACTTGGCTCCGACCAATCTTGATGGACGTATCTCTCAAGCTTCTCGTTTTTAAAATGGGGGGTTTGGGGGGAGCGTCCTCCTTTCACCAACCAATCTTAATTAATTATGTCAACACTATATGACTAGACCAGTGTACGAAACAGATGCTGACAGGCAGAGAGAAAAGGAGCTGGCTGAACAGATGGCAAAACATTGGGGGGTGACGGCAAAGCCCAACCCCAAGATGTACCCGATAGACTACACGTTTGTCGGTGACTACGGAGAGGTCGAGGGATTTGGTGAAATCAAGATCAGGAGAAACACAAAAGACAAGTACCCAACATACATGATTAGTGCTCACAAAGTTGCGGATGCAAAAAAACTTGCAGAAGCAACAGGGCGAGATGTAATCTTAATCGTCAAGTGGTCATGCGGTAGCATTGGCTACTTAGATTTGGCAAACACTCCAGCGGATTCTGTTCATTGGGGTGGTAGGTCAGACAGAGGTGACGGACAGGACATGGAACCAGTTTGTCATTTCAATATTGAAAACTTTCTATCCGCAACGAAAGGAGAAAATGATGGAGAAGAAATATAGATTCGATGGCAACACCATCAAGCTGACTGATGATGACTACGACAGGTGGTCAAATTCGTTTAAACATATCAACAACTTAGACGCTGTACTTCAAGCTCGTGATGATTGGTTGTCATACGATGCTGATCCGAAGACAGCGAAGCGTTGGTTCCTCTCAACCTCATCCTATCTGGCAAAGCTCGACAGAAAATATGCGATAGAAAATCTGCGTGATGATCAGAACAGGAAGATCGATGCGGAAGGTAGACCTGTATTTAAGACCGCACCATGAGTTTCTGGGATGAGTTAGCGGAGCAAGGTTTCTCCGTACAAAATCTGCAAGAGGGGCAGAACAAAACCACATGCCCCCAATGCAGCCCACAAAGAAAAAACAAAAGCGATCCCTGTCTCTCCATGTCTATTGACCACGATGGCGCACAATGGCGATGCCATCATTGCGATTGGGAAGGGAACGTTTGGAGGAACAAAATGTCCAGTCCGTTTAAACAGAAGACTAAAAAGAAATCACCACCTGCTGTACCGAAACTTCAAGCACCTTCAGATGGCGTGATCAGTTGGTTCGCACAGAGAAAGATATCACAGGAGACAGTAGAGCTTGCCGGTGTTGAGAGTGGCACAGCTTACATAGGCGGGAGACAGGAGAACGCGATTGCATTCGTACACAAAGACTCGGATGGCAAGACTATCAACGTTAAGTTTCGTACCAAAGATAAGAAGTTCACCCAGATAAAAGACGGTGAGCGACTGCCATATCTATGGAACATGATCAATCGCGACAACGATGAGTTGATTATCACCGAAGGCGAGGTGGATTGTCTGTCATTGATCGAGGCTGGATTCAGCAATGTGGTGAGCGTACCTGATGGGGCAAGCGACAAAAAGCTCCAGTGGATTGATGACCTGCAGGCTGAAATGGAATCGTTTAAACGAATAGTATTGTTGACAGACGGTGATGCGGTGGGGATAGCGATGCGCAACGAACTTGCGCGAAGACTTGGTAGGCACAGGTGTTGGAGAGTGGAGTGGCCCGAAGGCTGCAAAGATCCTAACGATGTGCTCGTAGGTTACGGTGTGGAAAAGCTGGTGGAGTTTGTCAAGGCAGCAGAGCCGTGGCCTTTGAAGGCATTGCATGAAACCAAGAGCTTTGCCGACGAAGCATTTGCTTTGCTGCATGGTGAGGTGAAGCAGGGGAGTAGCACAGGTATCAGGGCGATGGACTTCAACTACCGCATACGTCCCGGCGAGTTGACGATAATTAGTGGAGCACCCGGCGTTGGCAAGTCAGAATTCCTAGATCAAATCTGTTTAAACATGGCGAAGGAACATGAGTGGCGATTCGCTGTGTGTTCTTTCGAGAATCCTGTTGATGAGCACATCAATAAACTTGCTGCCAAATATGTACGCAAACCAGCGTGGCACGTGCAAAACGGCGAGAAGATGAATAGCTCTGAATGGAAACAGGCGTGTGAGTTTATTCAGAATCGTTTCTACTGGATCAGATCAGATGATGAAGCCCCCACGGTTGAGTGGTGTTTGCAGAACGCGAGTGCGTGTGTGCAGAGATACCCTAACGTGAGGGGTCTGGTGTTAGATCCATATAATGAGTTTGAACATAGAAGACCAAGCGGGTGGACAGAGACAGAGTACGTGTCTCAGATGCTTGCTTCTTTGAAGAGGTGGGCAGCAACCAATGAGTGCTCTATCTTTCTGGTAGCGCACCCAGCGAAGCTGAGAAGGAATGCGGATGGCACGTTCCCTGTGCCAGAGCCGTATGACATTGCGGGGTCTGCCAACTTCTATAATAAAGCCGACAACATCTTAATCGTGGAAAGGGATTTCACCGAAGGATCGAATGATATCCGAATCCACGTTAAGAAGATTAGGTTCAAGCAGTCTGGTCGAGTGGGAACAGTCGAGTTAAAATACGAGTACGTTGACGGAACCTACCGATCACCGGAAGTTTAACCTGTCTATATTCTCTATTGAATATAGCTTCAGCTAACGGCTGCGGGTGGGGCTTCTCGCCCCATGATTCCCGCTCCGATGTGTTTAAACAATACCACTGATGGAAGTTCTCATCTCTGCTTAACTCATTGTTCCATGTGAAACATGGGTCACTAGCGAAGTTTGCCATCACAACATCTCCAAAATATCTTCTATTGTTTTATCGCGTTGCTCTTGTGATTGCAAGATGCCAACCTTCCCATCGATATAATCCTTGTCACCCAGATTATCGATAGCTTTGTCCTGTGCCTCACGCATACGATCACGCATTGCGTAGACGTATTGGCGAGAGACACCAAACTCTTTGGCAATCACAGGTGGCGACTTGTTTAAACGCAACTGTTCTTTGATCGCATCTGTCTTGGACGATGTACGTTTGCGTAGCAAAGCTCCGTATTCCTCTGATGTTAGATTGCGCAGAAGCGCATCCCTGACCGCTGAAGGATGCGCCCCCACTTGTTCTGCAATCTGGTGCAGAGTTGCGCCTTGCTTGCGCAGATGTATTGCTGCGTCCAGCCAAGGCTTTTCCATCAATACTCTGAGGGCAAAAGCGCGGTCAACGTTTCATGCCCTGCGTCCAGTATCAGATAGAACTTGTCTGCCTTGGGGTTGAATCGATATACACCCAACACTTGATTGCCGTCCTTAACGGCTCGCTCGTTGTGTTGCTTGTCTTCATCATCCAGATCACCCCAATCACCATCGTTGAATAGCATAAACTTCTCGTTTATCGCTGCGAGGAAATCATACTCGTTGTCGTACCATTTCATCCCAAGCTCTTGCATTCCCGGCGTAATAGCGCAACGCTTGACGGTTTTAATCACCGCTCTTTCGCCAGCTATACGTGGTCGTGGTATCTGATCCAAGTAATCTTGGACAGACTTGCTGCGCTGATTTGATTGTTTAAACGCTTCCATGTCCACCACATCACCCATTCTCTTTCTCCTTCTCATCGAGTAGTTCTTCGGCTAGGTCAGCTACCCTGACGTTGCCCCCTTCCTTGCGGAGTCTTTTGATTTGTTTTCGGATCTCTTTTGTTATCGCGTCTTCGCCCATGTCCTTCGCGATCTTTCTTAGCTCGCTAATTTTCATAGCCACATCTCCTTTGTCGCTTCGTAAACTTCGTTAAACCTGTGCGCTCTTGCTGGTTCTATGAACGGAACCACATACGAGTGCTCGGTCTCCTTGCGAGGCAGATGATTCGCATGATCAAGTGCCTCATCCATGCAGTCAAAAGGCCCGAAAGAACACTGAGCCAGAGACTCAGTATCCTTGTCCTTCCAATGCACCAGTACGATCCACTGGCAAGCCATCACGCTGCCTTCTCAAGCTCTGCCTCTCGCTTGGATGCGTAGGCTATGAGCTTCTGGTTGGTGTGATAGAGCACATAAGAGAGATGCATCGGTGTTAGATTCGACGCAAGCTCTTGTGTCTTTTCCTCGAACATCCTATGGAACATACCCACCGCCATCCAAATCCCATGAACATCATCGACGTAATCGACCAATGACTTGCCCATATCGAAAGACACCTCGACCAACTTATCCATGCTATCCATAACGTCGATGTCAAATTGCATTGACATATCACTTCTCCTCATTTGCGTTTAAACATTCACGTTGATCTGCACGAGTGTAGTCAACGTCCCGATACTGATACCCTACAGGTATCTCTATATCTTCGGGAAGAACCCACAAGTGGAACACGTTAACCGTGTCCACCAGCTTCGACTCCTTCGGATATATCTCTATTGCCTGACGATCTGGCGACACAAGATCATTCTTGATTGCCTGATAGTCACGCCAATCTCTTTCGACAGTCATGCCGTTGTTAGCCCTGATCGATAGCCAAACAGTGCCGTTAAACTGCTCGTTTAAACAGACACCATCACCCACCTCAAGCACCTGCGCTACCACCTTGTAGTAGATGATGCTGTTGCTTGGCTTGTGGGTAAGATCAATGCGCCATGTCACATTGCGTTTCTTACTCTCGATGAACTGTCGCGCTTCTTCTTCTGAACATGGTCGCGTCACATACTTATCGGATGCGACATCGTCCATCAGAGCAGCCATCAGATCATCCTCGGATATGTTCATCTGCTCGAACCCATCCTCGCCCTTGATCCAGTGCGTGCCAAAGTGCTCACTCCAAACCTCATCTCTAAACTTAGCCATTGTTGCCCCCTTACTAATCAAACCCAATCAACCTCTATTTCATCCCACACCACATCCTGCTTCACGTATTTGGAAAGCTCTTTGACGGTGGAATCCTTTGTTTGTTTAAACGCATCGATATCGGGGTGGCTTTGATGCGCACCCCACTTCACGGCTTCTGCGACGTACTCGTACCAAACCGTTGAGTCGCCGTCTTGCTTGGCCGGACAACCTGTCTTGTCCATCACTTCAGCCTTCGTGATCGAGAAATCTCCCTCGATGTCCTCGATGATCTCTATGTGCAATATTCTTTTGCGCTTGCCTTTTATCCAGAATTTAGCCATCAGAATGCACTCCTTATATCACTAGCGTTGTGGAACAATTTGTCAGCACGTAGCAGGAGATGCGCAAGATATTCCCCACGCTCTTCGATCTCCTCTGGCAAGATGTAGCCACGCCCCGCCTTCACGGATGGCAAGCCGTTGACGTTCTTGTAAATCTCCATCAGCTTTCGATGAATAAACATCTCGCCTAACTCCATTGCCAGAACTGCAACCGATTGAGTATGGTCGTTTAAACTGGTTAGCAGTTTTATTTTTTGTATCAGCAGGTTGCTGAAGTTCGTCTTACTCTCCATCGTTATATCTCCCAATCAACTCAACGAACTCTCCGAAGTGGCCCTCGAAGGTGTCGAGCAATTCCTCGTAGTCGCCTTGCATCATCTCATTGATGATCGCGTCAGCGTCCAACCCAAGTTGCTTCGCAAATCTCTTTGCGTACCCAAGTAATGCAAACGCATTACCGTCCTGCCCTGTGATATCTATCTCTGTCACGCTGCCCCCCTTCTTTTTAAGAATCTTTCACAGTCGTACTTGCCCGACTCGATCTCCTTTAGAGTCTCCTTGTCATCGGGATAGTTTTCTGCGTATTGGTTTTTGTCCTGATAGATGTCTTTGACGCAAGCCATAACATCTTTGATCGACCATTCATGGATCAACCCCATGTCCTCATAGAACCAGCTAGGCTGTAGGTACAGCCAAGTTCCAGCCCTCTCAAAAGGCTCGCCCACTGTGAACCCTTTGTCGGGTGTCCTATCGTAACGTGCGCCGTTACCCTCATAGGAAACGTCTTGGAAAACCTCTGGATAGAGGTCGAGAAGCTTTTGTATTTGCTTGCTCAAGTCATAACTCCTTGGGGGCCAAGCCCCCTCTGTTGCGAATGAGTTACCATAGTAACCCAGTTTAAAACATCTGTCAACAACTAATTGCATCGAGATGTTGGTTAAAGATCCTAGCCAAAGGTCGCGTCCCATTCCTCTGGCGTAAGATCCTCGCCAAAGGTTGCGTCCCATTCCTCTGGCGTGATGCCGGTCATTATGAACTCGCGCTCATCATCGCTCAGTTGGGGCATCGCATCCTGTATGTACATACCCGAATGCCACGCATCCATCTGCTCTTGGGTGACATCCAGATCCATTGCGTGAACCTTACCTGACACCATGCTCCTCCTCTCAATCAACATACGCTTTCTCCATTGTTGCGTTTAAACGAAGCGGGGGCCGAAGCCCCCACCCAAGTTAGGACTTTTGTAGCACCTCTGTTAAGTACGCTCTGTCCATTTTGATTTTAACGAAACGCGTAAGAAGCATAGCTTCTTGGTCTTCGCTAATATCGCCAGCGATCATAGCCGTGTTGACCTCTTTCGCGAGATCAAGATCGACTCCCCACTTCTCCAGATCATCGATAGATGGCCTTTCGAGGGTCTTACCTATGTAAAATCTACCCATGTTAGACTCCTGTTGGTTCAAAAAAATGCGGTGGTCTTTTGCCCTTGGCCCCGCAAGCCAAGGACACCCTGCATCAGACGCTGTACCCATGACCCACACATCATGCAAGGTGATGCGTGGCAGCGAGTTTACGTTTGTCAGATCCAGATCATACTGATCTCCCTTGTTGCGTTTAAACTATGCAGCATCTGAGCTTTCGCCCCGCGCTGCCATTCGATCCCAATGGCCTCGCACCGTCTCCAGTGCGTCTTCCATCGTGCGATACCCGTTGTCTCTGAACATCGGCGGGATATACATTGTGTTGGCTGGAACCTCGATATCAGAATTGATTCGACCATACCCGTCCACTTCGTAGTCCATCATGAACTCTGTCACTCTGAAGAGTGATCGTCGCAGCATAGATGGGTGAGCCACGGCGTATGCCAGCCTGTCCATGTCCATAGGCTCATCAGCAGCCTTGACCATGACGCTAACATCCAAGATGTTGTTCCTGCGCATCTCGGTGTAGGACTTGGCGACTATCTCCACACGCTGCCCAGATCTCTCGATCTGATCCACGAGAGCCACGATAGCTGCACCCTTGCGGATCATCGACTCTGCCTCGACGCCAAAACTGGCGTTCACATCTACCCAGATCTTGACGATAGGCACAGCGTTGCGATCACTCTGATCGTCCATGTAGACCATGTGAGCAGGGACACCGGCACAGTAGCTTGGGATGCAAGCACGCTGACCAGCTACGCTGTACTCCCAAGTCTCACGTTTAAACGTATCCTCTTTGCCCTTGGCAAACTCGATGTCTGCTGCCATAGCGTCCCGGCCCTTGTCCCATCCGTTGATCATGTGCTGCTTCGCCTCATCGAAATTCTTCGATCCAGTGAAGCTCTCACTGCCACCGATGCTCGACGGATACTCCCAACAGGAGTTGGCCTCGCGCTCCATGTCAGCCACGAACTCATCCCAGCTGACATCATATGTCAGTATTGTCTCACCCATTGGCTTGCTCCTTAGCGTCGATAACTTTAGTTATGAGACCGTAGTCAATGTCTGCCATGATCTTGGTCTTGTCAGTCTCAGTGAATCCCTTGTTCCAGATCACCAGATCGAGAACCTTGTCGGTGTTTTTGCCGATGGACAACAATCGTGCTCCTTTGATGGAAGCCCTTGGGCTTACCACATAGCGCATCTTGTGATGTGCAATCGCCTCTCGTATGGCTTGCACCAGATCAACCCATGCATCGTTGCCAGCAAGCTTACGCTCTAGCTCATAGTCGTAACCCATCAGCACATTGCAGAACCGATCCAGCGTAGCTGCATCCATCGGGTTGCGTCCCACGTACTGAGCCGATGCACCATGTCCGAAAGTGTTCGCTGAAGCGATCACCACGAAATCCTCATGCTTGTCTACGACACCGCAAGGAAAGCTTGCGAAATCGTTAGCCAGCGCAGCGTTGAGAGCCAGCAGCGCATTGGGATTGGATGCGTCCATCTCGTCCATCAGGACGAGGCCACCATGTTTAAACGCTCGGTAGAAGTCAGTCTCGACATACTTGCCGTTGGCATCGTAGTAACCGAGGAACTCGAAAGCTTGCGATATCGCACCGTAGCAGTAGAAGTCCAAGCCAAGGGCTTGAGCGACTTGACTAGCTATAGTGGTCTTACCACTACCAGCAGGGCCGACCATGTACACGTTCTCCCTGATTGCACAGCAATCAAGAACATCGTCAAAGCACTCATGCAAGTGGGCTTCGCCCAAGTCAACGTCAGTGTCGTTGATCTTGATAACGTGCTCGACTCGCACAGTCTTGCCGATCTCTGATCGGATATCGTCAAGCGTAGCGTTGAGCTGCTGTACAGCATCGTCCGTGATGGCCTTCATTTGCTCTGTATCAAGCGTAGCTTGGTCAGGCTTGTTCATGGTAGGGCCATACAGGTAGACCGCTCGTAGCTCCTCTGTGGTGAGTGATGCGACAGTGCCGACCTTGTGTAGCGTAGCTAACTGACGTAGTAACGTCTTGTTTGCTTCGCAAGCTTTGAGCGAGGGATCGTTGCCGAGTTTATCGTAGATCCGTTCGACACGGCTTTGATGAGCGTGTCCCAATGTGCTAAGATGATCGAACATGAAATGTTCTCCTTTGTTGCGTTTAAACGAAGTGAGTCTAGTCAGTAGCTAGACTCTGTGACTCACAGACAGGACAGGGCGAAGCACTCGTGATGAGGCTGATCCACTTGCCTGAGACTCTTGCGGTAAAACCGCAGCTTTTGCAAAAGAGCTTGAGTAGTCGAGTACCCTGCTTCTTGCGTAGGTTTGCATCGATAGATGCATGAGGGTAGTCACCGAGGATCTCGGCGATCTCCTCAAGTTTAGACTTGAGATCTGGTGACAATGGGGTCTGAGTCATAGGGCCGAGGAAGCCAATCGCTTTAGCGATAACGGCAAACTGCCCACGATGACCACACTCGATACCGCACCAAACATGAACAAGTTCATGGAGTAGGATGCGGAGTACCTCTAGCGGATCATCCACTAGTGGATTGACGAAGACTTCCATAGTGCCATCGGCACTGATAGATGCGTCGAAGGCTTGGCCGAGTGTAACCTTGCCCGTCTTGGAACCGCGATACCCGATGGGAAACCCACAGGATACACGGTACTTGCGATTCTCCCACTGCTCGGGTTGGATACCGGCAAGGACGAAGATCATATCGATTAGCAGAACAACTGCGTTGGACAGCCAATCCTCTCGTAGCTTGTATGATTGCATAGCAATCCTCCTTAAGTAGTTGCGAAAGTATGTAATGAATATTACATATCAGTGTGCTCTCACCTTTATCGTGAAAGCGCAACAATATATAATATTGTTCACCTTGGACACCTAGGATGGTTACACCATCTTACGAAACGATTCACACATACAGTACGAGCTTCGCTTCGTGTGTCCTCTGTATTGGCCTGAGTGAGCTAGGAAAGATGAGCATCCTAATCTCTGGCTACGCCACAGAGCCGACATCCTTTGTCCGTACTGACCGCCGTGAGTCATGTACACTGCTATCGGGCAGAGGTGGCCTACACCTAACCGACCAAGCTTTGTGAGCAGACCGATGAACTGGTCAATCGCCGCTTGGCCCAATTATCAAGCTCACAAGTTTAAACGGCTGTCAACTATTTTTTTGAAATCGAGTTGATTACCCTATGGGTAACTTTTTTTGTTTTGGTGGGTTTAAACGCCATGTTGGATGTCCGAGAACGGCTCTTTGCTCGCTACGTAGCGGAAGGTCGCACGCATAGGCAGAGTGTCGAGATGGCAGGTTTCACCTGTAATCCTGACAAAAAGGGGAGTGAGTTGGTTAAAAAACCTGAGATAGCTTCGCTAATACAGGAGAAATCGTTGGAATTAGAGCAAAATAGGGCCGTATCCTTACAGGATCACCTCGATTCACTCGCGATGCTTCGTGATGACGCACGTGATGCTGGGCAATACAGCGCAGCGATACAGGCAGAGCACCACAGGGGCAAGGCTTCACGTCTATATGTGGAGCAATCCCACGTAGTGGAGCAGAAGATCGACTCTCCTACGGAGATATTGGATCGTTTAAACGGTTTGCTCTCGCATGATACGCAGGACTAGCGTGCATAATGCACTGGAGTCCCACGAATGCGCAGGATCGTGGCCTGTGTCACCCCCCTACACGCCTACACGCAGCGCAGGAGTCACACGCATACATATACATACAAATTCTAATCCTCGAACACCCCTAATTATCATACCCCCCTACCCCTTAATCCCAAATTGTTGTTGACAAACGGCATATATGAAAAATTTTTTAAATAAAAAAACGATTTGACAACAATAGTTATGGAAGAACAAACAAATATTGACACTCAGCTGGCAAATCTAAAGAAGATATTGACACCAGAAAAGCTGTCAACATTAGATTCTGGCAAAAGACGGCAAGTATTAGAGTTGTTGGCAACATTAGAGAAGTCTGTTACCCGTGATAGGTGTCAACAATCCTTTCTTTCTTTCTGTGCAGGGGTGTGGCCCGCATTTATGGAGGGTGGACACCATAGAAAGATGGCTAAAGCCTTTGAGCGTGTCGCTAATGGTGAGTGTAAACGGTTAATGATTAATATGCCTCCTCGTATGGGGAAGTCTCAGTTGACTTCTTGGCTGTTGCCAGCGTGGATTATGGGCAAGATGCCTGAGAAAAAGATCATTATGGCCTCACACACCGCCGAGCTTGCAGTTAGGTTTGGTCGTATGGTGCGTAATTTGATTAATAGTGAGGAGTTTGGAGATATATTCCCCGAAACCACACTAACCCAAGACTCAAAAGCAGCAGGTCGCTTTGATGTATCCGGTGGTGGAGAGTATTTCTCCGTTGGTGTAGGCGGTGCTGTTACTGGTCGTGGTGCTGATCTGCTTATTATAGATGACCCACACTCAGAACAACAGGGTCAACAAGCAGATCCAAAGGTATTTGAT